TTTTAGTTTGCCTAGAGGACCTTTTGGTTTTACTTCTTCTTTCTTTACTTCAGCCATGGGATCAAAGTATCTACATTATATATAGAAACCCTGACTTTTAAAAACCAAATGGTACTGGAGATGTAGGTGTTGTTGGTGTTGAAGGTGATGGTAAACTTAAACCTGCTGAACCAAGTCCGCTAGGTAATACTGATTCCATTACTTTACTTTTGACGTTTTCGATAATCGCATCCTTGCGTATGAATACGTAACCGCCAAGACCAACAACGGTGAGAGATACAACACCACTTGCAATAGCGATTCCATTGATAATTTTCTGTAACATAATTCTATTTAATCAGCAAACTATATAGACGAATTAAGTGTTAAAATGCTTATCATAATAATCCAGTAATCCATCAGTTGTAATATTTCCTAAAGATATCCATTCCTCTGCACATTCGTAAATTGATCTATTATGATGATGTCCACCGTATGTTTTTAACAACAATGATAAAACTTTAGCTCTCACTTCCAAATTCTCCTTCGTCATCATACTCGCTACCTTCTCCTATGTATGTTAGTGAAAAAACATCATGATCATCATGTTCTCCATGTAACCATTCAGAAAATTCTTCATGAATAG